GGAGTGAGAGGCTATGCCTGAGTGGATCGGCAAGTACTGGATTGAGTGGGTATTCGGCCTGCTCATCGCGGTACTGACCTGGGTGGTCAAGCGCATGAGCGGGCGCATCAAACAACAGCAGCTTGAGAACGAGGCCCTGCGCAACGGCATGAGGAGCCTGCTGAAATCGCAGATCGTGACGCAGTGCGAGCGGGCCATGGACGACGGATGGTGCGGCGCACGGCTGCGGGACACCATCAACGACCTGTACCAGAGCTATCACGCGCTGGGCGGGAATGGGACGGTCACGGACATCGTAGACCAGACACGGCGACTTCCGGCGTTCAAGCCGGAGAAAGGAGAACACACATGATCGACTGGAGGAGCAAGCTGACCTCGCGCAAGTTCTGGGCGGCGATTGCGCAGTTCATTTCGATGCTCATCATCGCGCTGCACGGCACGCAGGAGGCCGCGACGCAGGTCACGGCGCTCATCATGGCGGGCGCGGCGGTGATCGCGTACATCATCGGCGAGGGGCTGATCGACGCTGCGGCGGTCAAGCCGTACGATGACGAGGAGGACTATGTAGACGAGCCGCCTGACAAGACGACGGGCGACGAGGACGATCTCAAGTAACGGAGGGTGACGCGCATGGAGGCAATCGGTAAGCTGACACGGCTGACGCTGGGGCGTGTCGGCGAATACAACAGCCGCACGATCCAGATTGACGTCAGCGAGTGGGAGGAACTGTTCCCCGGCTGCGCAATCGGCGTGCTGGTGTTTCCTCCGGCGAGCGACAGGTTCCCCCAGACGAGCACGTGCCACATCGCGGCGACGGAAGTGCACGACGGCGTCCTGACGTGGACGATTTCGGCGACGGATGTAACCATGCCCGGCGAAGGGTTTGTGGAGATCAGGGCAATCGGGTACGAGCTGGACGGCACGACCCTGGAGCAGGACACGACGATCACGAGCGTCCGGATCACGAAGACGATCCCCACGATCACCTATGATTCCTCTGCGGAGATCACCGAAGAGGAGCCGATGCAGACATGGCTGAATCAGGCGCTTACGTATCAGAACGCGGCCATGCGGGCGTCTGAGAGCGCTTTGGCATCCGCGGACTCGGCGGAGGAGTTCTCGCAGATGGCGCAGAGCTATGCGGCAGACGCGGAGCAATCCTTGGAGGCGGCGCAGCAGGCGGCAGATGATGCGGCGGAGTCTGCGGACATTGCTGGTCGGTATGCGTCACTTGCGCTGCTGGAAGGCGGCGAGATCGCGTTCCGACTGGAGGACGGGCACGTGATCCTGTACTACACGGACAATATCGAGCCGCTGGTGAATGGGATGGAGCATCTTGGAACGTAAGATAGAGCTGAAGCCTTCCCCGAAGCAGGTGTTATTCCTGCAGGATCATCACAGGCACGTGTGCTATGGCGGCGCGCGAGGCGGCGGCAAGAGCTGGGTGATCCGGGTCAAGGCGATGGTATTGGCCCTGCAGCACGCGGGCATCAAGATTCTGATCCTGAGAGCGACATTCCGCGAGCTGGACAACAACCACATTCAGCCGATGACACAGCTGCTGACGGGGATCGCGAAGTACAACCGACAGGACAAGCGGTTCACCTTCCCGAACGGCAGCACGATCTCCTTCGGCTATTGTCAGAACGATTCCGATCTCGGGCAGTACCAGGGCGCCGAGTATGACGTGATATTCCTGGACGAGGCAACCAACCTGAAGGAAGAGTGGATCAAGCAGCTGAACGTCTGCGTCCGCGGCGCGAATGACCATCCGAAGCGGACGTATTACACCTGCAATCCGGGCGGCGTTTCGCACGGGTACATCAAGCGTCTGTTTGTTGACCGGAAGTTTGAGGAGAACGAGGTGCCGGAGGAATACACGTTCATCCAGGCCAGGGTGACGGATAATGCGGCGCTGATGGCTATGCAGCCGAAGTACGTGCAGGAGCTGGAGGCGCTTCCTCCCAAGCTGCGGAAAGCATGGCTGGAGGGCAGCTGGGACGTATACGAGGGGCAGTTCTTTGAGGACTTCCGGGACAATCCGGAGCACTATGAGGACAGACAATGGACGCATGTAATTGCTCCGTTTAAGATTCCGGCCATCTGGGAAGTGTATCGGAGCTTTGACTGGGGCTACAGGCGTCCATTTTCCTGCGGATGGTGGGCAGTGGACACGGACGGCGTGATCTACAGGATCGCGGAGCTGTACGGCTGTCAGAAGAGCGGCGGCAAGTCAATTCCGAACGAGGGCCTGAAGTGGACGCCGGAGAAGGTGTTCTCGGAGATACAGCGGATGGAGCAGGAGCATCCGCTTCTCAAGGGCAAGGAGATACGCGGCGTGGCCGATCCGGCCATCTGGGACGCGGAGAGCGGCATTTCCCTTGCCGAAACGGCGACACACTACGGCATATACTTCAACCGCGGCGACCACAAGCGGATTCCGGGATGGATGCAGTGCCATTACCGGATGCAGTTCGACAAGGACGGGTATCCGCGATTCTACGTGTTCAACACGTGCACAGACTTCATCCGGACGATCCCGCTGCTGCAGTACGACGAGCACCGTGCGGAAGACCTGGACTCGGACGGGGAGGATCACGCGGCGGACGAATGGCGCTATTTCTGCATGTCAAGGCCGATCAAGCCTGTCGTGCCGGAGGAAGAGTATGTGCCGGCATTCGGGAGCGATCCGCTGAATCAATGGGGGTGACAGCATGGCATACCTGCCGGAATTGAGCGCAATACAGACACAGAGCCTGTATACGCAGGAGTTCAAGGGATACAGGCACAAACCGGTCATTGGTGACGGTGAAATGTACGACATGGCTAATCTGACCGGGGAGCACTACCCTCTGCTGGCAACGCGGGATCTTCGGCAGCTGGTTGGTGTGGCCGGGATCGGTACAGGGCTGGGGCGCATTAACGGCGCAATCGGCGTGAACGTTCCGAGCAGGTATGTGAGCGGTGGCGGAAACAATGTGTATCTGAGCTTCCTGGCGGTGGGCACTGAGCTGTGGGCGATGAACGGTCAGAACGCGAGGCTGATTCAGGGCGTCACACTGGTAGAAGCGCGGCATCAGATGGTGGTCAGCGGGAGTTATCTGATTATCTGGCCGGACAAGGTGTATGTGAACATCTACGACGCGCTGGGTGACGGGACGGTGGAAACCGGGTCGATCGAGAAGATCACCGAAAAGACCGGCGCAACAGTGACCATGTGTCGGCTGGACGGGACTGAGTACACGCCTTCTGAGATCACGACGAGCGATACGGCGCCCGCAAACCCCACAAACGGCCAATTGTGGCTGGACACAAGCGGTGATACGCATGTTCTGAAGCAGTACAACGAGGGCACCACGGAATGGATACAGGTTGCCACGGTGTACGCAAAGATTTCCGCAACCGGGCTTGGCGACGGCTTCTCTGATTACGATTGTGTTACGATTGAAACAGAATCGTCAGACACGGACACAGACAAGGTGCTGAAGGAGAAGCTGAACGGCGATTTCATCCTGTACAAGGTGGAAGAGAACGCGGTCATTGTGGCGGTGGGCGTGATTGATACCGCGCTGACGGGCGTCAAGGTGAAGCTGAGCCGGACGGCGCCTGACCTGGACTTCATTGTGGAAAGGGACAACCGCATCTGGGGCTGCGTCTTCGACCTGGACAAGAAGCTGAACGAGATACGGGCCTGCGCGCTGGGCGACTGGCGAAACTGGAATCGTTACATGGGTCTTTCCACCGACAGCTATGCGGTGAGCGTCGGCACCGAGGGTGTTTTCACAGGGATCGCGAGCTACAACAATCAGCTGTTGTGTTTCAAGGAGGATGCGGTGCACATCCTGACCGGGACAATGCCTTCCACGTTCGCAGTGGATACGCAGAAATGGCCGGGCGTGCACGAGGGCTCCACGCGGTCGATTGCAACGGTCGGGAACGTGCTGATCTGGAAGGGCGTCAAGGATTTCTGGGCGTATGACGGGTCATTGCCGGTGTGCATCAGTGAACCGCTGGGAGATGGCGTCGGTGCGGTCAGCGCGGCCTGCGGGTACAACGGGCGGTATTACGCGGGGACGATCATCGGGACAAACACCTATATGATGGTCTACGACATCGGGACGGGCATGTGGCACAAGGAAGACCAGTGCGTGCCGTTCTACATGTGGACGGTCGGTGACGCGCTGCTGTACGTGGACGCCTCGCAGAATTACGCGATCCGCGCGGAGAAGGGCTATGCGTTTGTCAATAACCCGGAGGCGGGCATTCAGTGGTCTGCAACGTTCGGAACATTCGGGTATGAAGTGGAGCCGCAGAAGTACCTGAGCCGCTTCAATATCCGCGGGCAGATGACGAGTGTCGGGGAGAGGCGGGCCAAGCTGAAGATTGAGATTCAGTACGACTCGGACGGCGTATGGCACGACGAGGGGACAGTGTGCGGTCCCGACCTGCAGACGTTCACGATCCCGGTGATCCCGCGGCGGTGTGACCATTGCCAGCTGCGACTGAGCGGAGAGGGCCAGTTCCGGCTGTACAGCCTGGGGCGTGTGCTGGAAGTTGGAGGCGATGTGGAATGGCACGGGTGAGAAATCCGATGAAGCCGACGGGCAAGCCGGAGGCCGACATGGAAGTGCTGTACAGATGGCTCTTGCAGCTGGTGGATGAGGTCAACCGGCTGGAAGAGCAGATCAAGGAGCTTAAGGGGGAGTAACAGATGGCAACACTGGGCAGGAAAACAAATGTGCCGTCTCTGCTGGAACAGGTGCAGCAGCCGAAGTACAGGCAGCCGACCCTGTCTCCGTACCAGCAGAGAGAGAAAGAGCGTCTTCAGAGCCAGGCTTTGCAGCGGTCACAGCAGCAGTCACAGCAGGCGCGGCAGCAGCAGCCGAGATATAAGCAGCATACGCTGTCGCCGGAAGAATCTCCGGAGGCGACCGAGAGCCTGTCTCAGCTGTCGGAAAGTTCTTCGCCGGTTGCTGAGCAGGTGTCCGCGCTGACCGAGACGGTCACGGGCAAGCCGTGGAGCTATGACCTGAACGCGGACATGCTGTATCAGCAGTATCGGGATCAGTACATGCAGGGCGGCCGGCAGGCGATGATCGACACGACGGGCCAGGTGGCGCAGGCGCTGACCGGCGGTTATGGCAGCAGCTACGGCACGACGGCCGGAAACCAGGCGTATCAGCAGTACCTGACGCAGCTGAACAGTGTGATTCCGTCGCTGTATGACCGGGCGTACCAGCGGTACACGGGCGACCGGGACTATGACTTCCAGCAGCAGCAGTTCCAGTTCCAGAAGGAACAGTCTGAGAGACAGTATGCCTTCCAGCTGGCAACGGCAATGATGCAGATCGGCAAACAGCCGTCCGCGGAACTGCTTGAGGCGGCGGGGATTGACCCGGCTGACGCGCAGGCCATGGCGGCATACTACGCGGCAAAACTGAATCCTCCCACCGGTACTGGTGGTGGAGGCGGCGGAGGCAGCGGAAAGAAGACCGGCACGCCGACCGGGAAAGGCACGCCGACCGGGAAGTCGTATGAAGAGATCGTCGCAGAGATTGCCGCGAAGCTTGGCGATGGCACGACGCCTCCTGTTCAGACGACACAGGCGCCACAGATCAAGAGGATTCCGACCGGCACTCCTTTTGACCCGATCCGCAGAATGATAACGAGGTGACGCGCAATGCCGTTGACCGACAAAGTCAAGAAGAAAGAGCCGCAGAAAGATCCTGCAATCAGCCAGGAAGCATGGGGCAAGTTCCTGGACACGCTGAGCCAGCGGTTTATGCAGCAGAGGAGCGGAATCCAGCTCCCGCAGCTCTCCTCTCCGCGGGGCGCTTCGGAGGAGCAGTATTCCGCGTTCGGCCTGGACCCGACCAAGCAGTTCGGCCTGAAAGGCCCTGTCACGAAGAGGTTGAATCTCCCGTCCGAGAACTACTTTCCCGGCTCCAACGGCGCTCCGCTGCTGACAACAGAAACAGGAAAAGCCAACGGCATTCAGAACGTGCAGGTCTGGAATGCCATTCTGAGCGGGCAGTACAGGGGCGGCATTGGCAGCAGTGATGAATCCTCCAGGCGGCGCGGCTACATGGACTCGGCGGATGAGCAAGCCGTGCTGGAAAGCACTGTCCCGCTTTGGTATCGCAAAGCATGGAACATTAATGGTCATCAGGCACTTCCGCAGAACGTTTTGGACGCGCTGACGCGGAGCACAAGCCGGAGCTCGATCCAGACGACGGTTGATGATGAGGCTGTGAGACAGGTCGCTCCCATGGCACGCGACATTGAGACTCTGCGCCAGTACGGCCTGTATGACGATCAGATGCCGTCTGTAACCCGCGACACTTCGCTGCTCCAGTACATGAGCGATGATGAGCTTGCGGAGCGCAGGGCACGGTATAAGTTTGACATCGTTCCTGGCCTTCAGGAGGAAATCGACAGGTACGACACGGCTGCTGGCAAGGGGGTTGATGATGCTGGCGGCACCCCGGAGAGCTACAAAGAAGCGATCCGCGCGGCGTATGAGCTGAGCGACGACAGCCAGAGGCAGAGGATTGAGAGCCTCACCCGGGACAAGCTGAGCCTATGGCAGGACACAACCGGCATGGACTTTGACGCCATGCTGGACGCGATGACGGAGCGCGGGCTTGCCGGTGATCTGTTCGGTGATGTGGCGTCGATCGCTCAATTCTCGGAGAAGCAGAGCGGTCTTCGCAGAACGCAGAGCGCATACAAGCGGTTCATTGACGCCATGCAGGAAGAAGCTGAGTCTCGTGAGAGCGCAGCGTCTGTGCGGGCGCTGGAAGAAGAGGTCATGGCCGCTCCTGACTTTGAGGAATACAGCAGACCGTGGAAAAACGGGAAAACCATCATGGTGCCTGGCGACAAGATTATGCAAGTAACCGGCCCTGCTACCCTGTATCAAGCGATTAACGGCGATCAGGCCGCTCTCTACCAGATTCGTTCGTATTACGACATTCCTTTCTGGGAAAAAGGAAAGGAGTTCTCATCTGAAGAGATTGCCTTTGCGCTTCCGGCAATGACAGACGAACAGCGCGGCGTCTTCAACTACCTTTATGCGCAGGACGCGAAGAATGGCGCTTTCAAGGCTGGCGGAGAACCGAAATCTCTGGAATACCTACATCAGCTGATGCCGCGTCTGAATGCAATATCCGCGGAAGGCCGCTCGATCGCGCAGGGGCAATGGGCTACGGATGGCTTCGGAAATGCCGCACTGGCATTCGGCAGCGCGCGACTAAACAATCTGGCAAATGTCGCGATGGCGCCTTCGCAGTTCATTGACGCGGCCTTTGGAAGTGCTGACCCGAACAGCTTCCTGTATCAGTATCAGGCCAAAACACAGAATATCGGCGCTGCGCAGTCTGAGTGGCTTGCGAAACACGGCAAGATTACTAATCCGCTCACCGGAAACAAGATTGCGGCTGACTTCTACAACTGGACTGGCAGTGGCGTGGACAGCGGTATCGCTATGATTATCGGTACTCTTGCGGGTAGCCCGGCGCTCACGGCATACCTGCAGTCCTCCAACAGCGCGTCCTCCATGCTGAATCAGAAGCTGAACGAAGGTCTTGACCCGATGGAGGCTGTTGTTCTGGCGGCCGCGAGTGGCGTCATTGAACAGCTGACAGAGACGTATAGCATTGAGCGCATCATGAAGGATCCTTCCTCGCTCATCGCAGGCATTGCGAAATCGTTTGTTGCTGAGAGCACAGAGGAAGGTGCTGCGGATGCGGGCAACTTCATCACCCAGATGGTGACCAGCGCGATCACAGGCTCTGAGACGGATTACCAGCGCATGTACAACGACCTTGTGGTTGAGCACATGGAGAATGGTAAGACGGTATGGCGCAATGGCCGGCCTGAAACCGTTCCGATGACACCGGAAGAAGCGGATGAACTGGCAAGGAAAGAAGTCGGCATCAAAATGGCCCAGAACCTTGCCAATTCCATGCTTGGTGGCGGCTTTGCTGGTGTCGGTATGTTCGGCCCGGCCCGTGTGTCGAATAATGTGCGAGCTGCCAATCAGGGCCGCGCGCTGGTGAACAGCTACCTTAATGGCCAGAGTGGCAGCACTTCTGTGAACGTCGGTCAGACTACGGAACAGCAGAACACCACGCAGCAGGCTCCACAGGAACAGCAGGCCCCCACGCAGCGAGGGGATCAGGCACTGGAAGCAACGGAGAGGCAGAACGCTGCGGAAACGCAGCATACGCCTCAGAACGCCGCGGAAACGCAGCAGGCTCCCGCTGAAACGCAGCAGACACAGCAGCCCGGTGACCGTCCGACGGCAGTTCCGGAAGCGACGGAGCGGCAGAGCGCCGGAGAAACGCAGCAGCCCACCACACAGGAGACTACCCAGCGCGTAGGCGGCGAGAGCGACACCGACACGGCTGATGAAAGCCGGTTTGTCCAATGGAGGAAGAAGCGCGCGGAGGCTGCCGCGGCAAGACGTGCGGCGAATCAGGCCCTTCGGCACATCGACCAGAATCATGGCGTGCGCGATAACGTGCAGGGCCTGGTTGACGTCGGCTCCTCCATGGAGGGTGAGGCGAAACAGCAGGCGGAGAAGCTGGGCAAGCAGCTCAAGCGCGGGAAAGTGGACGCGGCGCAGCTGGGGCGCACATGGATCAAGGTGAACGAGCAGCTGGACGAGGAAAGCCGCGGAGCCATCAACCGGGCCATGTTCAATCCGATGGTCCGGGCTGTCATTGACGGCGGCGTCAAGACTTCTGATGCGAGAGCCACGGCGCAGGCTCTGATTGACCGCATGAACGGCAAGGAGCTGAACCGCAGGCAGCGCCGTCTTATCAGCAAGATCACCGGCATGGACGCTGTGCTGGAGACGGCTGATTTCGTCATGAGCCACGCGACGGAACAGGAGATGAAGACCGAGCGCGGCAAGCGGCTCAAGAAGATGCAGGGGCTGTTCACGCCTGGCGTGGACGGCAGGACATCTCCGGCCGCTGAGCATCAGACAGAGGCGATTGACGACGCGGCACAGGACGGTCTGCCCGACATTGACATTCAGGCGGGCGGCCGGGCGAACACTGCGCGCTATACGGCGGACGATGGCACCGAGAGCCGCGTGCAGATTCTGCGGATTCGCAGGGCTGACGGCACGACCAAAGTGACGATCCAGCACGGAGACGGACGCACTGAGGAGATTTCCTCTGAGAAGCTGGGTGGCTTCGGCAGTGAGACGGCGGCTATTCTGGTGGCGGCCGGCGAGCAGAACGGCCTTAACGACGGCGAGCTGAACCTGGCCTTGCAGGTGCTTGATCCGGCGGCAGAGGGTGAACAGGCAACGCAGAATGTGGCTGCATTCTTTTCGCTGTACAATGCCGGATTCGATGGATTCACTGCTCCGGAGGCGGCACGACAGCAGCTTGGTGACCGTGCGGACATGATCCTCAATGCGGCAAAGGCGGATGCTGCGGAAGCTGAAAAAGCCCGTCTCGCCAATGTTCGGAAGGCCGGCAAGCCGGGCACGGGCAAGATCGACACGAGCGCGATCGACGGGCAGCAGCTTACACCGGGACAGCAGGCTTCCGTGAACTTCCTCCGGCAGATCACGGGCGTGCTTCCTGTGAACGTTTCGCTGTTTGCGAGCCAGGCGAACGAAAAGGGCGAGTATACCAGCGAGAACGGCCGGTACGATCCGAACACTGACACCATCTATGTTGATATTCACTCCGGCATGATGAAGGAGGGCGACACAAAGCAGATCATCCTCCAGATCATCAAGCATGAGCTTTCGCACTGGCTGGAAGCACACACTGGAAAAGGGCACAGAGCGTTTGCAGACAAGGTGCTTCAGACCCTTGGACGTGAAAAGACAAATGAACGAGTCATACAACAGGCGCTCAAGGCAGAAGGAAGCGGTGTGCGCCTGACTCGTGGAGGTGCATTGTCCGAGCTGGTCGCAGACGCGAGCTACGAGATGATGCTGAATGGCCGCGGGCTGGTTGAAATGTTCAAGGCAATGCATCCAGGTCAGCAGCAGCAACTGCATGATTTCATGTACAGCCTGGCGCAGAACCTGCGTGCCGCAACGATGAACGGACGCGCGACAACACCGGAGAGCGAAGCGATCCGCGATGCCGGAAGGTCTGCGGTCAACCAGCTGCAGGCGCTCTGGGACGCGGCTATTGCGGATGCTGTAGGCGAAGCCCAGGAACAGCCAACCCAGGAACAGCCGGCCCAAGAACAGCCCGCTCCGGCCCAGCATCCGGTTCTGGACGATTCGGACGGCATGCGGCACCAGGTTGATCGTGAGGGCCTTCGTGGGCTGCAGGCGGCTAATCCAGGAGAACAGGTTCCTGCCATTCCGGCACGTGTTCCAACTCCTGTCCTTGAAGCTACGGATCGCACCAGAGCGCTTGATGACGGCATGCAGTATCGTGTTGATCGCGAGGGCCTGCGCGACCAGATGCAGGCGGAGACAACGCCGGTCGAAGCGGATGAGCAGGCGCAGAATCCCGAAGGGGAAACGGTCACGGTCGAGGCGCCGGAGAGCACGGAAGAACAGAACGAAACCACGGAACAGGCTGCGCCGGAAACCGTTGTTGAACAGAGCCCGGAGCAGACCGCCGAAGAAACGACCGAGGAGCAGGCCGCCGAGGAGACGGCTGATGAACAGACCACCGAGGATACCGAACAGGAGCAGACCGAACAGGAGCAGACCGAACAGGAGCAGACCGAACAGGAGCAGACCGAACAGCCGGAGACAGAAGAACAGGCCACTGAAGAGCAGACCGACCAGGAACAGGGTGAACAGACCCAGACCGAGGAACAGGCCCAGACTGAGGAACAGACCACTGAGGATCAGACTGAGCGTGGTAGTCAGGAGCAGACCCAGGCTCGCGCGCAGACCCAGCAGGGCGCGGACGAGGCGGTCAATAATGCGATCAAGTCACATCTTTCCGATATTCGGTCAGACCTGCAGAGCGCGGTCAACAGGTGGAATGGGCGTATGCCGGCGATCAGCGACAGTGATCTCGTCGAGATGCACAACTTCCTCCAGAGCCGGATTTTCAGCAGCCCGGAGCAGGCTGTGCAGGAGCTTCGTCGGCTGAGCCAGGCTGGCCAGTTCGGCGTTCTCACGCTGGCCATGAGCCAGATGGACAACTTCAGGCTCGGAAAGATTGCGAATGACTTCTTCAAGGGCAAGATGTCCGCGCGGGAAATGCAGGAGTACATTCTGCGCGCGCAGGCGTCGTACCGCTTCGCCGGTTTGAACCAGCAGACGCGGGCGCAGTACTGGCGTCAGGGCCAGCAGGCTACGGGCGGCGCAGTGCGCGGCTTTGAAGGTCTCCGGCAGGCGGCACAGGCCCAGGCGGCGCAGGCGGCTCCTGCCATGGCCGCTCCTGCGCAGGCTGCTCCTGCACAGACGGCACAGGCTCCCACGCAGCAGGCGGCTCCTGCGCAGCAATGGACGATGGGCAGCAATGGCCAGTTCATCGAGGGTCAGAATGCAGCGGGGGACAAGGTGACCGCACCTGTTTTCAAGCTGAACGACTTCACTGCAGCCGCAGCACGCGGGAATTTCGTTCCGCGCGGTCAGGTGCAGGTGAATGGTACGGGCTATCAGCTCTTCCAGGAAGCCGACCATTATGCTGCTGTTCCGCAGTCAATCATTGACAAACTGGCCGGGATGACGCAAGACAATGCGGCGACACGGCTGGCGGGATTTGTCACGCGATCTCAGCAGTGGCAGCAGGCCAATCTGACGGCAATCCGGAACCGCGTGCGGTCTTATGCGGATCAGTCCTCACAGAATTTGCAGATGCTCAGCGAGCTGGAAGCCATGGCCGCAGAAGTCTCAGAGGCTGCGGAGCGCGGAGACGAGAAGTTCCGGGCGTTCTTCGTGGCTATGACAGACTATCTGACTTCGAGTGCTGGCGTGTACGATGCGGACACGATCGGGAAGTTGGACAGTCTCACCAATAATGGGCTTGTGCGGCTCATCAACAGCTTTGCGGCTGACACGACGCTGGACGGGTATCTGGAAGGAATCCGGAAGAGCGGCGGACAGGTGCAGTTCTCGCTGAGAGGCAACGAGCAAGATCAACAGTATTCCATCCGTGATCTGCGCGAAACGACCCGTCTGCGCTCCGAGGAGAACGAGACGGTCAACGAGACGACCTTCATGCAGCAGCTGATGGCCTCCGGGGCCTTGAACGGCACGGAGCAGAATGTGGTCCGGCAGTTCCTGAACCTGGGGCAGCAGATCGCGGACACGAAGAATCAGTTGGCACAGGCGCTGGTGGATTCCGCTGACGATACAAAGGATCAGATGGAGCGCACAGCGGCCAGAAACCGCGCGGACATTCTGAAAAAGCAGCTGCGGCGCATGGAACGTCAGCAGGCGCAGATGCGGGATGATACGACCTTCCAGCAGATCGCGCTGCAGGCTGTGCAGCAGAGCTACGACATCATTGACCACGCGACGAGCGAACAGCAGCTGCGGAATGAGATTGGTTTCCTGCGGACACGCGCGGAACAGGTGCGCGCTGCGGCGGAGGCTCTGCGCGAGGTTCCGGACGACTTCCACCCGCGGCCCAATAACCGTGAGGATGCGCAGATGGCACGGCGTGATGCCGAGCTGAACGCGAACCTGCGCAAGGTTGTGCAGAGGTTGTTCCCTGCCATGTTCAAGAGCGACCAGAACACGGACGCGGCTGTCCGGGATATGGCGCGCAGACTGGACGGCTACGCAACGACGGCAGGCGTCTCCTACATCCGGAATCAGGTTCGGTATTACGCGCTGTATCTGGAGGCCGGGCGCACAGAGGAGGCGAAAGCCTGTCTGCGGAACATTGCACGGGAAATCCGCGGCTTCCGCTCCATCTCCGACACGACCACGGCAGAGGCGGAGTTCCAGCCTACACTGGACGCGGCAATGTTCTCCGATGATTCCGGCACGGCAGCCGAGGGCGGCGGCAGGTGGGATATTACGGTCACCATCCGTGAGCTGCTTTCCGCGATGGGTGCCAGCAGTGACGCGAATCCGTATCAGGTGCTGGGGCAGCTGAATGCGCTGATCCGGCCTTTCGGCGGGCACGCGGAGATTGACGTCGAATGGGATCGCCGGGATCGGCAGATGCGGAGAGTGAATCCGAGGAGCAGCGCACGCGGCGGCAATATCGACGAAGTGCGGCCGTTCGGCATGGGCGATCTGGAAAGCCTGGTCATGCACATTCGCGGCATGGACGAAAGCACGCAGGGCCGGCGCGAGGCGCGGTCTGTCGGCGCGATGCTCGATCTGGATGTTGCTGGCGCGCGGGCCGGGCTTGCGATTGAGTTCGGTCTGGCCGAATCACGAGGCGCAGCGCTTGGCACTTCCATGGAGCAGGCCGATGAGGCTTATGACCTGGCGGCAGCGGCTGATCTTGTGTATGAAGCGCTCACCAATCCGACAGACGAAAACGCTGATGTGCGCGCACAGATTCCGCAGGACAAACAGGCGGAGTTCATTGAGCGCTACGAGGCCGCGGAGGATGTGTACGCGGATTTCAGCATCAAGGTTGCGCAGGACGTGCTTGAGATGCTTCCGGGCACCAAGTTCGGCGGCGTGAACTACGACGCGATCCGCGCATTCCTGGACGCCCTCCGTGCGGACAGCGAGACGCGGCATTTCTGGGAAGAAGACGTCGTGACCGAGTACGGCGACGGCGTCCGGAGCACTGCTCATTTTGCATCGCCGGAGACCTACACAAGGTACAAGGTGAAGACGACCGAGCTTATCAATGCCATTGAGCAGATGATTAAGCAGAAGCAGGGCGCCATTAACGAGCTGGGCAAGTATGACCAGAAGACCCGGAAGCTGCTGGCGGACGCGATGCTGAAACGGGCACTGAACCGGCAGGCGGAGTCCTACGAGCGGCAGATCGCCATGCTGAAGACGCGCAACACACAGGAGCTGATGCAGCAGAAGCAGAAGTACGAGGACAGGATCAAGAGGATTCGGAGTGAGTGGGATCAGCGCCGGCAGCTTGCCATTCGGAGAGAGCGTGCTAAAGCTTACCAGCGTGTCGCTGCTGAAAAGGCAAGGGCTGACCGGCGTGTGCAGAATCTTCGGGATACGCAGAAGGCAAGAGACGATCTGCGGAGCATTGAGACTAACATCAGCGCACGCGAGCGCAATATTCGGAACGTTGTCCGAGGCATCGACGATCTCATTAGGAATGAGACGGATATGCGCCATGTGCCTGAATCCCTGAAACCGCTTGCGGAAAAGATCGTGGAAATCTTCGCGCAGCGTGATTCGACGCAGGCACCTGGCATGGTCTTCACCAGCACGCAAGCGGCTGCATTGCTTGCGGAATACCAGAAACTGCAGCAGATCGACGGCGCACCTTTTGACCCCGACATTGTCACTATGCTGACCAATGCAGAAGACCTGCTGAACAAAGCGGACGCCATCTCTACCACCGGCGGGAAGCCTTCAGACCGGCTGCAGCGTGCGAAGCTGAAGCTGGCGGCTATGGAAGAGCTTTATGACGCAGTCAAAGCAATCAGCAAAAAGATTCGTGACGCGAACAAAATTTTCCGGAGGGGCAAGGCCCAGCGTATCGAGGATGCAGCGGAAAGCATGGCTGGCCCGATGCGCGCGCGCAGGAATTTCAGCGGTCGATTCGATGGGAACGCGACGGCCTTTGTCGGCATCAATAACCTGACTGCTCCGTACTTTGCACGCAGGGTCAATAACGGAGGCCTTACAGGGCTGATGAACGACATCTTCCACGGCGGCGACACGGTGTACGGACGCAGGGTTGGCGTGGTGCAGACCTTCATCCAGAATACGCGGAACCAGTTCCATTACTGGACGTGGGGGAATACGCCGAATGACACACTGAAACTGAACGTGAGCGGCAGGCAGATGGAGTTCACCCGTGAACAGGCATTGTTTGTGCTCGCAGCATGGCAGCGTGAACACAATCCTGCTTCCCTGATTGAGAGCCATCATCTGGATGTTGGCGGCCTTGTTACAGAAGCGGAGCACCGCGGATTCGGTCAGAGAGCAGACAGTGACATCAGCCATCTGACCGGCGCGCGCGTGACGCAGGCGAACATTGACGAGATCACTAAATGGCTGACTGACGAGCAGATAGCCTACATGGACGCCATGATCGACTTCATGAGCACGACGCTTGCTGACTGGGGCAACGAAGTCAGCATGGAGCAGTACGGCATCAAGAAGTTCAAGGAAGGGCTGTACTTCCCGTTCACGGTCTTCAAGGGCAACATGGCCCAGAGTCCAATCAACAACATGTCGTCCACGACAAACGACTCGGCTATCTCTCATCCTGGCTTTGCCAGACGGAGAGTGAGCCAGGCGAGCACGCCGATCCTGCTTGGCAATTTCTCCGACATCGTAGCCATGCACGCGGCGCAGATGCTGAGTTACTCTTCGCTTGCTACGCCAATTCTGAACCTGAACAGCGTGCTGAACCAGAGGGTTGCTGTGAACACGGACACCATGGCAGAACGCACGCGCAAGCTGAATGAGCTTGAACGGCAATTGAAGGACACCCGAAAAGATCGTGATGCGGCGCATGGTGCGGATCGCAAGGCGCTGAATGCACGCGTTTCCGATATTCAGGATCAGATCAAGGCGCTGAAGGAGCTGATGCTCGGCGAGACCATCTCTGTCCGCAGTATGTTCCAGCAGAAGTACGGGCATAACATGTCCTCGTATCTCTCCACGTGGCTGAGCGACATGCAGGGCGGCGTGATGCAGGAACGTCGCGATCAGGCCTACGACAAACTGATCTCACTCTTCAAGAAAGGCGCTGTTGCTGCTTCCATGAGCGTGGCTATGCAGCAGCCGCTGTCCTACATTCGTGCGGCGACGAACATTGATGCGCGGTATCTGGGGCAGGCGCTTGTGCGCAACTGGCGCGGATCGCAGGAGCAGATGATGCGGTACTCCGGCACGGCGAACATCAAGGCCATGGGCCGGTTCGATGTGGGCGTGAACGCGGGATCCCGTGCGTATCTGCTGGAGCGCGACGGGCAGGACTACACCTTCTTCAAGAAGCTGCGCGAGGCCATCGGCATGGACGCCAACGGACACCGCAGCTTTGAAGCCTTCAAGAACCGCTGGGACAAAATCTTCGGCTTCCTGCCGCAAAAGATGGACACGGTCACCTGGTGCAGGATGTGGGAGGCCGTCAAGCTGGAACAGGCCGCAAAGACTCCGGGTGTGAATACTTCCTCTGAAGCGTTCCTCCTAAAGTGCGGAGAGCGCTTTGACGAGCTGATGCGGCTGACACAGGTGTACGACAGCACAATGGTTCGGTCTGCCAACATGCGCAGCAAGAGCGCGATCATGAAGACGACTACGTCATTCATGGCAGAACCTACGATCTCCCTGAACGTGATGGCGGACGCGGTGGACGGTCTGATCCACGGCAGGAACGGAGTGAATCTCGGCTGTGCTGTGACGACCTTCGCGCTGGGCGCGATCCTGCAGGCGCTCATTAAGGGCCTGTGGGGCGCTGGGCGCAAGGACGACAAGGACAAGACCCTGCTGGAGAAGTGGGCAGCGTCCTTCGGGTACAACTTCACCGGTGAGATCAATCCGTTGACGCTGATTCCAGGCGCAAGTGACCTGATTGATATGCTCAACGGCAAGACGATTGAGCGCGAAGAATTGTCGCTGCTGACCGATCTTGTGAAGCAGGGCCAGAAGCTGATTAAGACGCTGAACGGCGAGAGCGGCGGTTATACGTCCGTGTACCGGGGCATTGAGGATTTCGGCGGTTCCATCGCAAAACTGCTCGGTGTGCCTGTGAAGAACGTGATGCGCGACATGCGCGCCATGTGGAACTTCGCAATGGGCAACGCGGATCGTCCGACCAACTGGAACGTGGCGGGCCGCGCGCTGACGGAGAACATCATGAGCGAGCTGCCGTTCGGCGACACCAGCAACAAGGCGTACTACAACGACATTCTGTCTGCCATGCTTCGCGGAGACGCTGACGAGGCTGCAAGCTTGCGTGACTATCTGACACTTGGCAAGGGCGTCAAGGAAACCACTGTTGCATCCGGCGTCAAGAGCGCGCTGAAAACAGCCATGGAAGCTGGCGGCGTGAGTCTTGAGGACGGCTGGGAGGTGTGCGAGAAGTTCGGCATCTTCACGGACAAGAGCAAGTATTACAACTGGGCGCAGGGCGCGATGAATCCTGCCGAAGGCGAAGGCGACAAGGCAGACACCAAGTGGACAGCGCTGGACACGGCACTGAAGGCCGGGCAGTCCGTCACTGAGATCAAGCGTGAGCTGGGCCAGTACGGGATTGACGACGCGGCGATCACTTCGCACGTCAAATCCTCCGTTGATGACTGGTACATGAACGGCGAGATCACCAGGCAGGCGGCGGAAAGCATCCTTCGCCAGTACAGCGGCCAGACAGACAATGAGATGTACTGGACGTTCAAGGAATGGGATGCGCGCAAGGCGCATGCGGGGGATGCTGGCTACAAGTACACCAAGTATGAAACGCTGTGGGACGCGATCGACAACGGAAAGAGTGTCAAAGCACCGGTGACGGAGTTGCAGACCTACTTCCCGGGCGATCCCAAGAACTTCAAGTCTACCGTCAGCAGCGCAATCACATCCCGCTACAAGCCGATGTATATCGAGCTGATGAGCCAGGGCAGAAGAACCGAGGCAGCAAACCTGCTCGGCTATGTGCTGAGCGCTTATGAGGCCATCGGCTACGACCGCAGCACTAAACTTGCCGACATCCAGAAGAACTGGCACTGACAGGAGGTAACATATGGAGTACAGCAACAGTCAGATTCGTGCGCTCATTGATGAGTACATCCACTCCGAACGAGACCGAGCGATCCTGTGCAGAAGGCTTGTCGATGGCATCACATTCGGGCAGCTTGCGGAGGAATTTGGCCTGTCTCTGCGTCAGACGCGAGAGATTGTCCGGAAAGGCATGGCGAAGATTTCCGAGCATCTTCCTGGATAAATATTGCCTCAAAATCGCCCGCTGGTAGCCTTGCCAGCGGGTTGATTTCATTCTATCATATTACAAGGATTGGAGGGCAAACAATGGCTGAATGGAAGTTGTTCCAGAATAATCCTGCTGGCAGGAATGTTGGCGATTGTGCCGTCCGCGCGGTATCGAAAGCGCTTAATGTGGATTGGGAAACAGCATATGCCATGATTGCGGCCGCAGGCTATCAGATGGGAGACGTGATTTCCTCAAACTCGGTATGGGGGGCTGTTCTCCGGAATCGCGGATTCTATCGGCATGTCATTCCGAACACCTGCCCTGACTGCTACACGGTCGGCCAGTTTGCCGACGACCATCCGCACTTCACTTATGTGGTTGGCACGGGAAATCATGTGGTCACAATTGTAGACGGCGTTGTTTACGATTC